AATCCTCCAGCTTTAATTGAGAGAAATAATTGCGGTGCCCAGGTTGTTGATCAATTAAAGAATAATATCGGATATGAAAATATCATAACGTATGGATCAAAAGCAGGTGACAAGGTTTTTAATAAACCAGGTGTTGTAGCGCACACTAATACAAAATATAAGGGCGTAATGAATATGCGTTACTGGATGAATGAGCTAAATGTTGTGAGAATTAAAGACGTTAAGACGTTAATGGAGATAAAAAACTTTGTTCGTTATCCTAATGGTACTTGGGCTGCAAAACCCGGTAACGGTAACCACGATGACCGAGTTATGAGTTTAATTTGGTCGTTAATGATTTTAGAAAACGAAATTACTGAGAAGTATTATGAGATAGTTGATTTAGACGATAATAAACGACCGCTTCATATTAAATCACTGGATTACGGTATTAAATATTTTATTAATCCTACATCTATGTATAATAACGAGCAACATAAAGAAGAAGGTACACCCATGCCTATTCTTTTTGATATCGGAGACTCGCCAGAAAAAACTGATATTAACGATATGGAAGAACAGGGTTGGAAATTATTAGGGTAAAATTATGTCAAACGCTGTTGATTACTCGCAAAGTCCGTTCAACCTCTCAAGGAAAGATAAATTTCTTCTTGTTCTCGATGTTCCGCAAGCGTTGAAGAAGATTACATCGAAATTTGTACGGAATAATATTAATATCTTACCTGATACTATGCAGTTTTCTGTAGCAGGAACAGTAATTCCTGAAATCTCTGTACCTGCAGTACAAAATCGGTACGCCGGTCAGACACAAACCGTGACGTCGCACGCCCGCGACCCTTACCCACCGGTTACGGTAGAATTTATTGTTGACAACCGGTTTAATAACTACTGGGTAATATACACCTGGCTCAATCTCTTAAACGACGATAAATTGAACACCTACGATAGCACAGACTTAACATATCCTACTCAAACCGTCGCCGAATCTGCTGCTAAAGGTCAATATAGTCAATATAAAACAACAATATCTGTATACGGCCTTGATGAATATAATAAACGTGTCATAGAGTTCAAATACATTGATGCTTTTCCTACAAACCTCGGCGGTATTTCATATAACTACAAGGATGGAGGTGAAATTGAGTCGACAATGACCATTAGCTACTCTCAACTCATCGTTACCCCTATTTACGAAATAGAAAGTCTCTAAAAGCTAAAAAAATATTTCCTAAAGCCCATAAATACTTTATATGGCACGTACAATTCAAAGTCCCGGCGTACAGATTAGCGAAGTTGATCTTTCGCTTAGAGCAAATTTTGCCGCCCCAACAAACATTTTAATCCCCGGTTTTGCACCAAAAGGACCGTCTTCTGAACCTATTCAAGTAAGTACATTATCTGAATTTGAGCAGATTTTCGGTACACCGACCAATGCCGCTGAACGCTATTTTTACCAATCAGCTAAGGCTGTCTTCCAGACTCCTGCGAACGTTACTTGCTACCGTATTCCCTACGGTAATGGAGCTGGACTCGGTACAACAAGCCAGTACAGTGCCCTTGTTTATCCTGTTGTTACAGCAACACTTTCGGCTACTTCTACCGGAATTACTACTATTACGGCAACAAATCTCAGCTATCCCGCTTCAGCTTCAGGTATTACCTACTTCTTCGGTGCTCCTACACACGTCACATTAAATGAATCTGATTATCTCTCCGTTCTTCGAGGTGACGCTTTTACATGGAACCCCGCTGCCTCAGACCCAACATTTAATGTCTCTACCTCCGCTGGAACAGTTAGTGCGTATAATCAAACATCGACGACAACTTTTGCTAATCTATCAAGTCTCGGTCAAGCTGGTTTAATCGTTCTTAATAAAGCACAAGCTTCCATTAATAGCCGCTTTGAAGGCACATATATAGCTCTTGCTGATAATACTGCTCTTAACCCAGCGACACAGTACGATGATTTCAATAGTGTACAATCCGTTAATACAAACGGCTATATTACACCAAGCAATTATGTTACCGTACCAAGTCAGCGCTTGACATTCCCGCTTTCTGCTACTTTACTTGGAGCAAACGGCAGTGTTTCACAGGTTGTTGAAAATATTGCAACCTTCGATACGTCAACTGTTCAGTTCAACGACACAGTTAATATCGGTGTATTTAAGCTTCGTCAGTCTGTATTCTCCCCTGACACAATCCAGCTTGATTATGTTCTTCAGGAAGGTTATAACGCTTCATTTGACTACTATCGTCAAATCAATAATCCCAACGGCGGACCAGCTGTTAGCTACTTCCTCGAACAAGCTGAAAGTAATTCCAAGAATATTGTCGCGCTCGTCAATCCTTATATCTCAAATAAGAATTCCACTACATGGCTCAATCTTAGCGGTACACCTAGCAAGAATATCCGCTTCTTGAGTACACCACGTGGAGTTCCTCTTAATTACGACGTCTACACGATAGGAACCACAGTGAGTGGTACACTCTCCGGTAATGATACATTTGCAACACGTATGGGTGCAACATCCGCTACTTATAATAAGCTCATTGCTGCGTTTGGATCAACAAACAGTCTTGTAGCTCTCGGCGATTATGCAGTTGAGAACGTAACAACAAAGACAATCGGTGATGTACCAACAAAGGTCAATAGCATGCTTAACCTCATGGATAATGCCGATCTTTATCCATTATCCATTGTAACTGAAGCCGGTTTAGGTACAATTTACGCTAATTCGTTTAACCCTAATACTTCAGGTTATTTTGATGACTCAGTTCCATATACTGGAACCGACGTTGCCTCCTTAACCGCACAAGATGGTTCAGGTGCTAGCGCTCTTATAGCTCTAAACTACAAGGCCGTCGCAACTCAGTTCGTCAACTTCGCTGCAACCCAGCGTAAAGACCACCTCTTTATCGCCGATCCTCTTACAAACATCTTTGTACAGAATGGTGTCAAGACACTTGACGATCCAAATAAGGACTTCAGTACATATATCTACTGGCCTTTATACAATCAGTTCAGCTTCATCAACAATAGCTACACTGCTGTATATGCTAACGCAGTACAGGTACCAGATCAGTCCTCAAGTAAGCTCGTCTGGGTACCGTCATCCGGCTTTATTGCCGCTATCATGGCTAGTACAGATGCTAATTACCAGCCTTGGACTGCTCCTGCAGGCTTCCGTCGTGGTGTAGTCAACGGTATCACAGATATCGCCGTCTACCCTAAGCAAAAGCAACGCGATCAGCTCTATAAGATCTCTCTTAACCCGATTGCGTTCTTCCCGAACGAAGGTTATGTAGTTTACGGTCAAAAGACCATGTCCAAGATTCCAAGCGCCTTCGATCGTATTAACGTTCGTAGATTGTTCTTGACACTCGAAAATCAAACAAACCAGGTTGCACGAAACTATGTATTCGAGCCTAACACGCTCTTTACAAGAACTCAAGTTAAGAACGTTCTTACACCTCTTTTTGATAATGCTAAGAATACAGCCGGGCTATATGACTACTTGATAATCTGTGACGAAAGAAACAACACACCTGCCGTCATTGATGATAACTCACTCGTTGTTGATATCTACATCAAGCCGGTTAGAACAGCTGAGTTCATTCTTGTCAACTTCTATGCCACGAGAACGAATCAAAACTTCTCTGAAATCATAGCCTAAACAATTAAATAATCACATAATATGGCCGATACAAACCAACTCATTCAAAACTTCTACGCAACAGCTGCTAATAGAGACTTTGCACGTGATTTTAACTTTCGCGTACTGTCAATTACAACAGGTGGAGCTACTAACGCAGCAGGTCAAACAATTACCTTCGGTGATACCGATCTTGTCTATGTGAAGACAGCTACATTACCTGAAAGAGCAATTACAAACGTCCCTGTTCCATATATGGGACTTAATTTCAACCTTCCTGGTAATGCAACTTACCCTGGTTCTGAGGCCTATAGCATGTTATTCTATGCTGACGCACAGTCTCAGATCAGACAGAAGTTTGAAGATTGGTCACGCTACACCTTTGATGACGCTAACAGTACTGGTGATTACCTTACTCCTAAGCAAACATCTGTTATCAATCTTCTTCAGCTTGATAACAAAATGAATCGTATTGCTGAGTATAGTCTCATTGGCGTATCACCGCGTAGTGTTGGTGCTCTTTCCTATAACATCGCCGGTGGTACAGGTCAGGCCATTGAGTTCACAGCCACAATGGCCTACCACTACTTCACACGTACATCACCCTAAAGAAATAGTTACCTAAGCTAAATAATTAGGTGAACGATCCTTTTAGTAGCGCACTTGATAGTTTAGGACAGAATATAGCTGGTGTCGGTACAGGGGCTAATCCTTTATTTGCTCCTCAAGTAACTCAGCTTCTCGGTTTAAATCTCCCTGCTGTACCTATTATTAGTACAAGGGATTATTTCCTAACACAAATGGAATCGTGGTTTACCGCGCTTCCAATGGCCACACAATGGGTAATTCTTATTGATAGTTTTCCTCCTGGTCTTAATACGTCCATGATTCAAGGATTGGAGCGAGTAGATGGATCAAAACAAGGCTTTGATATTGATGGAGCAAAAAATATTCTTACATCTTTCCCACTACAGAAAGTTATTGGTTGTTTGTTTGCTGCTAATATTACAATTCCTAATGAAGCATTTAATGTTGAAAGCGCGTACGTTGATAATAATAGAGGTTTCTTACCTGGTGTTTTAGGCGGTGGTAGAAATCATGAAGCTCCGGTTTTAGATATCGGATTTAGAGAGACAAATACGTCGTTTATTGATTTTGTAATCAGACCTTGGGTAATTCTTGCAGCGCATTTTGGTTTAGTTGCTAGAGATCCTAATGATACAAAACAAGCACTTAAAAATATGAAAGTGAATATGCATGTAATGCAATATACACGTTCAAGAGCTGGTGTATCGATGATACCTAGAAAAATATGGAACTTTTACAACTGTGTACCCTTTACTGTTAATGAAGAGACACTTGAGTATACAGAGGAGAAGATGATCGTATATAATACCCGCTGGACGTATTCAAATTATACAGTATCAAATAATCTCTACTTACCAATTGCTGAAATTATTAATAACTTTGCACAAAACGGAGCACCTCAAATCGGTAATCCAAGTATATTCCAAGGCTTTAAATCACCTGTTTAATTTGCGTTTTTCCGTCACATGTCTTAAGTATTCCTTGTGAGACAGTTTACGTATACAGTCTATCTACCTGGACAAAAAAAGACTGTACAAATTAAAGAATTACAATTTAGTAGATATAAGCATTTAGTTAAAAATATAACAAACGATAATAATAAAATTATCTCAAATTTTTTTGACGATCTGCTTATTGATCTTTGTCCGGAAGAACAAAACGTGCAGAATTTTTCGTTTTTAGATAAACTTATTATTCTCCTTACCGTAAGATCGCTATGTCTGTCACCGGTATTGGAACTTACAGCTAACTGCCCTGTAACTAAAAAACAATTTAATACTTCAACACAACTTTCGACTATTATCAGCCAATTACAAAATTTAAATCTATCCGATAGTATTTTCTCAACTGTAAAGGAGTACGGTAACACGTTAACTATCGAACTCGGTATGCCTGCTGATCTTTACATAAAAGAAAAAGATCTTACAGCTATGAATACTGTTATTAAGAAGATAGCTGTTAATGCCAACAGTATTAAAGTTATTACTGATGAAATAATTGATCGTCTTCCTGCTATAGTTCTAAAAGATATAAAAGAATATGTCATACAATTCAATAGTTGTTTAAAAAATATTAATATAATCTCTATTCAATCGCCTTTTGCTATAGCTGAGACAGTTGAGATTCCACTTAATTTATTTTCAAATTCTGTTATCGAGTTTCTTAAAATTTGTTTTAAGCGTAGTTTAATTTCATTTTATGAGCTTGAGTATTTTCTAATCAACAAACTTAACCTTGACTTTGAGCTTATCAAGACATCGACGCCAGCAGAGCTTGATATATATGTAAATTTCTTTAAAGAAGAGAGGGAAAAAGAAGAAAGTGCCGAGCGTAAGAAAAGCTTGAATTTACCGTAATTTCATATATATAATAATATGAGCAGTAATGTAAGTGATATTCTTAAACAGCTTGACACTCTTAATCAAGCAACCGGCATTGACGTCTTTGTACCTTCTCTTGGTAAAACAGTTAAATTTAAAAACCTTAACCTCAAGCAGCAAAAAGATTTACTCAAGTCATCAGTGGATGAGACCCTAACTAAGTTATCTTTTATTGTTAATTTTTATAGCATCATCCAAGAAAATATTATTGATACAACTATCGATATTAATAAACTCTATACCTTCGATAGACCTGCTATTGCCCTTGCATTACGTGCTACTGGCTTAGACAGTAATTACTCTGTTGACGAAAATGTATACAATTTAAACGATTTAATTAATCGTATTAAGACCATACCAGTTCCTACCGATTCACTAACATCAGTAATTGATATACAAAATTTAAGTGTAGAGCTCGAAATTCCGCATTTAAACACCGATAGGGATATTAGCCTTGCTGCAGTTAATAAGCTTAGAAATACCGAAGATCGTGATATCAAGACACTCGTCGGTGAGCTTTTTATTCACGAAATTATTAAGTTCGTTAAAACAGTAACTTTTAAAACAGAGGCAGAGAATCAAATCCTTTCGTTTTCAACACTAAAAGTCGAAGACAAAATCGCTATTGTCGAAAAATTTCCATCAAATCTTACAAGCAAGGTTTTGGAATTTATTAAAAATTATAGAGATTTTGAAGCAAAGTTTACAACGATCGGTGAGACTAATATTGAGGTTGACGGTAGCTTTTTCAGTGTCTAAGTAGTTCTCACTCTCATCTATATTGTTTAGTGATAAATAATATAGATGGCAGCCGACCTTACAATTGACGATTTACAATCTGTTTTTGGTGAACCTTTATTAGAGCAATTAAGGAGCACCAATGAAACTCTAAGTAAAATTCAAGATATAATCGGCGGGAAAAAAATTAGCGCGTTTGAATCAGTCTCTAATAAGCTTAAATCTGTAACCGAATATATAGCTAATTTAAAAGAGCCAAAAGATGCTCCTAAGCCTCAAGCCGTCAATAAAGAAAAGGACAATCAATCCAAAGATACTAAAGCGGATGAAAAAGGCCTATCCAATGTCAAACTTGTTTCATCCACCGATAACGTACCGACTAGTTTAAAGATTCTACCTGTAAAGGTTGTTACAGACCCTAAGCAAATAGCCACTGTCAACATTCACATTCCTGCCGAGACAAAAGTTTGGATAGAGAATCTTATCTATGATACACTCGATCACCTTATTGAAAATCAGCAAGATAAGAAGAAACCTGACGACAAGAAAAAAGAAAAATCCGATGATAAAAAGGAAAGCTGGGTTAGTAAATTACTAGCAGGGTTATTAGGCGGTAGTATGATTGCCGGCTTACTTAGCAAAATATTAAGTCCATTTAAATTTTTAGCTAAAGGTCTATTAAGCGTTATAGGTAGATCACTCTCTGGTGTCGGTAGGTTAGTTTTTTCAGTCGTTAAAAAATTACTTGGACCTATTGGACCATTACTTGCAGGAGCTGGTTTAGCTGTAGCAGGTGTAATGACGCTATTAAGCGGAATTAAAGATTCCGGACCATATAAAGGCATAAAAAAGGTACTCGGTAAAGGATTGCTCAACGTAGGTATGTCAATTCTTAAAAAAGAATTTACTAAACTCGGAAAAATGGCGACAGATGCTATTAAAACACTAACTAAAGATTTAGCTAAAGGTGGTTTTGTTCGAAATTTTGTCGCAGCTACAAAAAAAGGATTTAGAAATATTTTTAAAACATTAAGTAAGCTCCCTAGTAAGCTTTTCGGTGGCATAACAACAGCATTTAAAGGAATGTTTAGTGGTATTGCTGGTAAGGCTGCCGGGGCCGTAGCTAAAGGCGGAGCTAAGGGACTTATAGCAAGGCTTGCAGGTACAGCAGGAAAATTTTTATTAAAAGGCTTGAAAAGATTACCAATTATTGGTACCCTTATTGGTATTGGATTCGCTATTTCTCGTATCATGAAAGGTGATTTTATTGGCGGGGCACTTGATATTGCTTCGGCTATAGCTTCAGCTGTACCTGTTGTTGGTACTGCCTTGTCAATTGCTATTGATCTCTTCAGTGCTTATAGAGATACACAGACCGGTGGATCAGAAAAAGCCGGAAAAGCTCAGATAAGTTGGATAGAGGGAGCTAAAAAATGGATTGCTGAAAAAATAAAATATATACCGATAATAGGCCCTCTTATTGACATGGCGAAAGCTATAGGTGACGGTGACTATCTCGGCGCTTTAGGATATCTTGCTAAAGCCGCTATACCACCGCTTGGTATAATTATTGATCTACTCAATAGCAACGAAACTACAGCTAGCACAACAAATTCAGCCATTAGCGGTATAAAAAGCTTTTTTACAACTGTAAAGGACAGTCTTATAAGCGCTGTCTTGAATTTGTTGCCTGAATCTATTCTTGGCGTTAGTATTCGCGCAAGAGTAGCAAAAATGTTAGGTGTTGAAGGATACGGTAATCCAATTGATGACACAAAAGCTAACACAGCTACTTCAAAGCCAGTTGTACCAGAGAATGCTGCAAAAGTTGCTGATGTACCTAACGCTGTAACTGGAGAAGTAAAACGAACAGATAATAAAAAGACCACATCTACACCGCCTGCTGCAGATAATAAAAAGAATGAAAGTCATTGGTATAATCCGCTTAGCGGAGAATCAAATGATAAAGCGCTAGCTCAGAAAACACAATCCGTAGTACCGCAGGTAACAGAAACACAAGCAGCACCTACGACAAATATACAACCCGTAGAGACGCAGGCAACGCCCGTTGCAACTGTACAGCCTGTCGAGAAGAATATTGTACCAGATACAACTAATGAAGCGGATAATTCTTCTGATAGTGTTGATGAAATGGTTGATAATCAAAAAGAACATTCTAATCTTCTTAAAGGATTAATTGAGTATCAGAAACAAACTGCCGCTAATACTAAAGCATTAATAAATGCTATAGCTAAAATGCAAGGTGGTGGTAATACAGTAAGTGTTAACAATGTTAGCAGCCCGACAAGCTTTATTCAAAGCCCGGTAACAAGCTCATCATTTAGACAAGCTATCCTACAGCGATAACAATAATTAAATAACTATATGCCTAATTTTCTCTGGAGTTTCAAAGACAGTGTCAGTAACGGTACAAGTACAACAACGCCCTCGGTTGTAGCTTTACCGAAAATTGATCCAGCTAGTAGGACACCTACTAATTTTAGTGTACAGGGGGCGTCTACAACTACAAGTCTTATTAATGTAGTACGAGATTTTTACTGGACCTACTCACCTGTCGGTGATGTTGCTCGAGCTGAAGTACCGAGAATTATTCTCACTGAACGTAAGCTACGTACAAACGCACTTATTAGTCAATTAAAATATTCACTTGGTCAAGCTTATAGCGGTGGTGCGCAAACACTTCAGAATATCGAGCAGTTTTCGACATCATCTGGCGCACCGGGATTAGCTAAATTTATTCAAGGACTAGCTACTGGTACACAACAAGCTGTACAAAGTGGATTAACAACAATTAATAATACTAAAGTTGGTGCGCAAGTTACTGAGGCAATTGGTAACGCTCTTTCTGATGATAATAATCCAACAGTCAATAGCAGTCCGTGGCTAGCGCCGTATAGAAATTTGTATTTAACAGACCCAACAGGATGGGTATATGTCTTACCATACTTTACCAATAATCAAGCTAGCCAAGGAAATAATTTTTCCGATGAAGGTAAGACAGGAGTTGTCTCTGACGCTGTTTTAGGAGCGGTAGCTGGATTCGCTACCGAAGCAGCAGGACTTGCTGCCTCTTTAAATAACCCAACACAGATTACATATATTGAAAAGGCTAAATTTTATAATTACCCAACTGATGGGGAAAGTATTACAGTTGAGTTTCCATTAATTAATACCGGATCGGTAACTTATGACGACATTGTAAGAAATTGGCAATTTTTATTCTTATTGCTTTATCAAAATCGCCCCGGTAAGACAAGTCAAAATACTGTCGATCAGCCTGTTATCTATCAAGTCGAAGTACCAGGTACAAAGTTTTTTCCATTCTGTTTTATTCAATCTCTTAATATTGAATTTATGGGATCTCGTCGTGAATTAATAATTAACGTACCATCCAATACTACTACCTCATCAGATCTCGGAGCAGCTGGTCAATCGCTTAATTCGCAAGTAGGTAGTATTCCGATATCAACCATTATTCCTGATGCCTATAAAGTAACGATAACGCTACAGAGTATGATAGCTAATTCAAAAAACTTTATGCAGCATATGATCAGTAATCATAATTTAGTAGAAACTGGTACATCTGTGGGCAATACAGCACCCGGTACTGGAGGAGCAACAGTAGCACCTTCACAAATCAATGTTACATCAGTCAACGGTATTATAAACGGCTTTGTATAATTAAGTTTTAAAACTGTAAGATACAGCTAAATATCTACATGGACGGTCAGTATCAAAACTCTATATCAGGTCTACCGAAACTAAACATGTATCGGTATGAAAAGATATTTAAACTATACCAGACGTCTGACAATCAATATTTTTATAATCTTATTCAATCTGTTTTCTTACCCGAAAAATTAGATAAGCGAGCTTTATTTTATCTAACCGTTGGCTATCAGCAGCCCTGGACAATGATAAGCTATAATGCCTATCAAACAATCGAGCTTTGGTGGTTGATATTATTGACTAATAAAATTTACAATCCTATACAACCACCAGCGTTAGGGTCTGTTTTAACGCTAATTAAGCCTGAATATATTCCTGATATTCTTAAAGAAATTAATAGCGCCCTTAATTAAAAATGAGTGTTAGTGTTACCACATATAATCATAGAATCAATAACAATGATTACCTCTTTAGAGTAACTCTTGTTAGTGTTGCTGGCGGTAAATCTAGAGCTCATGATATTAAGCCTTCCGCTATTAAAGAATTTTTTATAAGCGACACGCTTAATAATTTTTACCAACAAGGATATATTATTCTTAATAACCAGCATGATGTCATAGAGCGTGATACACCTGATATTAATCCCTATAATAAGCCAACATATTACAATAATACCGGTAATAGTGTTAGAGCAGACGATCCCAATAACCCCGATGGTATAACAGATAATTCCGATGCAGGATTTTTATTTCGTGGCGAATCACGAGATATTCTTCGTATAGATATTATGCCTAGACTTGATAGTACAAAAGTCGACGGTCTAGGAGATGAAGATGGGCAAAAATATTTCTATATGAATTATGATTTTGCTATCTATGATACTGAAGAGATAGTAGGAGATTCACCCGGCGAAAAGCACAAAAAATTATATTTCTGGGATTTATATTATCAGTTAATGCTTGAAAAGAATGTTCAATTTTCAACAACTACACTCGCTAATGCTAATTATAGTACCACGACTCCTGGAGCTACCGGAACCAGTCTACCGGAAAACGCCGATAACAGTGATAGAGCCGTTTTTACAGGTCTTGCAATAAAAGAACTGCTTAAAACAACATTTCCTGATAATGAAGGTTATCCGATTCAATTTTCCGTTAACATACCCGGTGTTGATGATACTGCTAATCTCGATCAAACAACAATTGACGAGCAAAATATTGATTGGGATATAGGAGGGACAAAAATATTCTTCTCGTCTCCTGCTAATTTTAAAGCAATTGACTGCTTAGATTACCTCTTAACTCGACACGTTTCAAATACAAATACGAATTTTGATCAATGCTTTTTACAACTCGAAAGACATAATAGACAATTTACATTTAAGAGTCTAACGCAGTTCTTTAAACAGGCTTATAACGCTAAAGATGACTCACCGGGAGACCTCTATATAGAAACATTAAAAATAGGAGGTAATACACAGGAGGATGGAAAAATACTTCCCGAAGCATACTTTACACCAAAAAGTGGATTGTATTTTGAGCGTATCGGTACAATAAAAAGCTTTTCATTTGATAATATGGCTGGTATTCACGCTCAAAAAAGATTAGTTTCGACTTTTGTGCATAGCTACGATTACGAAAACAAACAATTTCAAATCGACATACAGCGCAATGGTATAGCTCAAACGATGAAAACCTATCAACAGAACTATATTAATTATATGAATAGTTCATCTGATCAACCTGCTTTTTCTAATTTTGCACCCGGTCAATTAAGATACACAAATAAAAACGTAAATAATGTATTTTCTGTAACAGAGCAAGATTCCGATCAACGATTAGCCTGGGGTAGAAATAACTTTTTGTACGCTAGTATTTTTACTAATAACCTCATATCATTTCGCTTACCCGGTTCTACACATAGACAAGCTGGATCATTTGTTGGCATTGATAGGGATGGGGCTATACCAGCTAGCAAATTCGATAATAAATTATTAGGTATATATCTCATAGTTGAATCTAAACACACATTTACTGCAAATGAATATTATAATGATCTTCACTGCATTAAAGTATATAACTTTAAACAACTCGACGATACATATACTAATAAGCAAGCAGATGGTTATCTAACAGGATTAGTATCAAACGGACAATAATATGCGCGACTTAAACACAAATACAATTACATTAGCGCCTAATTTAGCGGATATTGATCTTGCTGATACATACGTTCAATTAATTGATACAGCTAATACGAGCTTAAGCTCAGTATGGACGCCGGATATTATGCCTGATACTGAACTTCAGGCTGCTATGGATTATCGTAACGCATTTAAACAAGGTGATACGATAACAGCGACAAATAAGTTTTTTACATTTTTAAAATCTGTATATTTTAATCAACCGGATTTTTCTCTCGACGCTATTCTCTATTGGTATCAAAGATCAGCTTATACAAATAAAGAAATTACATCCTATCAATCGGATGCTAGCTTTTATAATCAAAACATTTTACCCAATCAAATACCAGGCGCGTCATTATTCGCAAAAAACACTGTAACAAATACAAACGTTACAACAAATTATTTTGACGTTGTAAGTGATAGTATCGGAACTATAGTAAATTCAAAGTTTATCCAACTTGATAGTACGTTACCACTTTTTGACGTTAGTCAGCAATATTACGGTGTACCTATTCCAATAGCTGCATCTACTGATAGTAAAATTAGTGCTACGACGAGAAATGTTATGTATAATTTAAGCCAAAAGACAACTATGTATATGCGCCGTAATTTGCTTAATATTGGATACACAAATACTGCATTGCAACAAAATCTCGCTGCAGATGCAACTGTGTCGCATGGGTTAAATCTAATTAATGATTTGCCAACGTTTGTTAATATTAACAAATTCTTAGGTAGTTTGAAAGATAAGCTTTCAACAGTATTTTCGCAAACAAAAGCATTTAGTTTTGTGCAGTATCTCAATACAATCGGTAATACAACAGCTCTAAACTTGCGCGATATATTTCCTCTCGACCCTAGTGATAAGGACTTCACTGTAATTACATCTGAAGAAAACGCTATGGCTTCACAGGCTATAGCTCAGCAGGAACAAGCTGATGCAGCTGCAGCTGCGGCACTTGCCCAGCAACAACAATCAATTATTGCTGCAAGCAATCTTTCATCGAGTAGTACAGTTACAGGATCTGTACAGCCGCAAGATTCTGGTAATACTACAACAGATGCTGCTACGGATCCTACAACATCCGGTGCAGGTACGAGCGGCGTTGTTAACGGTAAGCTTACCAGTGACGGTAATGGATTCGGACAACCCGATCCATCGCAATTAGGCAATGGTGTCGCTTATGCTGCAGCAGAAGCTAGAAATGACGGCGATGGTCGCCCACGTAATGTCTTTAATGATAGATATTATCAATCTGATACATCAGGTCATGTCAACGGGCAAGCAGCTAATTCACAAACCGATCAATTCGTTGTTGTTTCACCAGAAGTTGCAAAAGCAAATGGTATTAAAATGGGCGATTGGGCCAAGGTTACGAACCCAGCCTCCGGCGCTGTTACATATGCACGTGTCATGGACGTCGGACCGCATAATGCACCTCCAGGCGAATGCTCAACTGCAACACTAAGAGCACTTGGTGTCGGAATAACAAATAATGGCAACACTGTCGGTAATCCGAAAGTACAGGTTTCATATTACCCGGGCTCGAGGAATATAGCTGGATCAGCTGGAGGCGGAGGAGGCGCCATGGTTGCCTCATCTGGAAGTCCGAGAAAGCCAGGGGCAGCATAATATAAAATATATGGCACTTTTTGGAAATACAACAAATTTAGGACAAAGTACTGCCGGAGCAATAAAGAATATTGTTCCAAGTAGTGTAAATACACCTACCCAGCCTCTTGTAACAACAGATCCAAATATAAGTAGCACTGGATCTGCAGCGCTTCAAAACAAAGCTCAAGGCCAATATAGTAATAAGCAGTTTGTTGCACCTTTTTCATATCAACAGAATGTTGAAGGTACATTTATAAACGTTGATTATCTCGGTAAGAGAGTTTTAACAAATGCATCGATGCCTTATAGAGCTATTGTTTCGCTCTCCGCTATCTCACTTCCTATTACATTAATAAATGACCCATCGGTAAATAATCCCGATCGGTTGGTTAAAGAAGTACCTACTAGTTCAGCGTCGTTCGCTGGAACACCGACGCAAAACGCTGCAATTCAGCAATTCGGTACAGGTATAAACGCTGTAACCAATAGCCTTGCCGGTAGAATAACGCAATTTAGCAGTACTTCGCAAGATAAATCAACACAAGCATTTAGTAACTTACAAAATAGTGCTGCTGGTGCACTTCAAAATTTCCAGACCACATTACCTATATCTAATATTACAAAATCTGTAGCAAATCTACCAGGTTTTAATGTTGTAACTAATACTCTTGGACAAATTCCAGGAGGTACAAACTTGCAAGGAGCACTCTCAAACCCAATCGGTGCTATTGGCGGTCTATCTCAAGTAATACCTAAAGATCTAAACCTTCAAGGCGCGCTCCCATCAGGGTCGCTTGGATCGCTAGGAAATCTGTTCAGTACAGCTTCAGATATTGCTAACTCCGGTCCACCAACGAGCTTAACTGGACTTGTTTCCGTTGAAAAGCAAATTAAGGCTATTGTTTGTAACTTCCAGCTTCCTACACTCACTATTCCAAGTTTCTCATCAATTACAAACGTACTTGGCGGTGTAGCGAGCGGTATAGGTAATATCGCCAGTAGCGCTGTATCTAATCTTTCTAATGCAATACAAGGTGAAATAAAAGGATTATCGGATCTCGGTAAACAAATACAAAAAGAATTTCAGGATACAACGTCAAACATTAATAATCAACTCAACATTCTTAAGCAAATGCAACTAACACTACCTGATATAAGCGGTATATATAATGCAGCGATTAAAGAATTAACAACATGTGAAAATAGCCCTAATCAGCAAAATAATGTAAAGAGTGGCGAAAATAGTGCACCACCTCCACCTACGCCAAGTCTTGCTGCTACTACACCTATTGCAAATACAGGTACTGGATATGGCGCAGCTGCAAATCAAACAGCCGGCCAAGCTTCATTTAGTCAAACCGCAGGAACCGCAGCATTTAATTCTACAGGCCAAGGAGCGTTTAACTCAACTAACGGAGCCGGTGCCTTTAAGTCAACCGGGTCCTCGAGTGGTAGCTTTGGATCAAAGGGACCCGGTGGCTAATTGATTCGCTTGTCCTCGACGATCTCAGCTTCAATAGGCTTTGCTTTATCTACAAGCATTTTAAAAATCTCTTCTCTTGTAGCAAGCTGCTTGTGTTCGATGTTTGTCTGTTGAAGCTCTTTTCTGGATGCAATATCCATTTCCTTAAGTTTAATAGAAGTATTTGACCGCTTATCAGCGACGGTAAGATGATTAAGAGAATCAATAGCTGAAGATGTAGCC